TGTGTTAAAAAACAAAAAGACCAGTTTGGTAATGAATCAAATATGCTTCATGTGATTACTGAAGATGATGTTGTAACTTTCGTTCCTACAGACCCTGCCAACACAGACTACATAGCAATCCAAGAATGGGTAGCTGAAGGCAACACAATAGAGGATGCTGATTGATGTTGGGTGCTTCTGCAATATGTGAACATGCGATATCAGACCAAACTATTCTTCTAGCAGGAGTAGCTGATATAAGTGGCGTTGCTTCTACAGCAAATGCAGGTGTTGGTATTATGTCTGGTGTTTCTACTTTGATACCAGCTTTTACTCAAACATCTACAGCTTTATATATTACTGGTAGCACAAATGCAGAGTTAGATTTTAATTATACCAAAACATCTGTAGGCGTAAAACTAAGATTAGGTGCTTCAACTCTTACTCCTGAGTTTACACAAGACACAAATGGATCTTTTACAGCATCAGGCGTATCTACAAAAACAGGAGTTTTCACCCAAACATCAGCCGGAAGTTTATTATTTGTTGAAATTGACCCTGATGCAGATGAGTCGTATACTACAATAACACCGTCAGGTACAGAAACTTGGACAGAAATAGAAGTGTGAGACATAAATGGCAAGTACATACACAAATAATAGCGGACTAGAAAAAATAGGTTCTGGTGAACAGGCTGGTACATGGGGTGACACAACTAACAACAACCTTGATATTATAGACAGAACAGTTAATGGAGTTCTTAGTTTAACCATAAGTGGTAATACAACATTAACAGCAAGTGATGGAACGTTATCTAATGGTCATTATAAAATTATTATACTTGGAGGCACACCTTCTGGTGCGTTTAACTTAACAATAGACCCTAATGACCAACAAAAATGGTATATATTTAAAAATGGCACAGGTCAGACAGCTACAATAAAACAAGGTGGTGGTAGTGGTACAACTGTTGCTATAGCTAATGGAGCCACTAATATTGTTTATGCAGATGGAACTGGATCAAATGCTAATGTTGCATTAGTGCCAACTGACTTGGTTAATGACACAACCCCACAGTTAGGCGGAAATCTTGACACAAATGGTAAATCCATATTGTTTGGTTCAAGCAAATGGTCAATAGAACTAGATACTGGCGACAATGATTTATTATTCAAGTATAACGGTACTACAGTATTTAAATTGGCATCTACTGGTGCTGTAACATCAGCAAATAACATAACAGCTTATGGAAGCCCATAATGGCGATAACAGCTTCTGGAACAATATCAGCATCAGATATAAGAACTGAGTTTGTTGGGGGCAGTAGTGCTATAGATATATCTAGTTTTTATCGTGGAGCTAACACTAACGTAAAATCAAACGCATCAAATAATACAGCTACCAATTTAGCCGCAGGTGTTCCAACAAGTGGAGCTATAAGTTTTAGTGATTTTTATTCACAGGCTAAAGGATGGAAAAAGACATTTTCTTCAAACTCAACACAACAATCTGGTACCAGTATATTTGGAGATGATTACGCAGTAGATTACCCAAAGCAAGTTGTAGTAAATTCTAGCGTTAATTTATATAGCACAGCCTCTGGCACTCCTGCACTAGACTTTGCTTCTGGTGGAGCTGGTTCTATTACAGTAACTAATTCTGGTAATATATATGGTCAAGGTGGATCTGCTGGTTCTGATGGTGGGACAGCAATCAATGCTGCCGTTGCAGTAACTGTTGTTAACAATTCTAGTTCTAATATCAAAGGCGGTGGTGGCGGAGGTGGTAATGGCGGTACAGGTGGTGTGGGTAGTGCTTCAACAGCTGCTCAATCATCAAGTGTTGTTGATAAAGTTGGGGATAAACCTGACTTTGTTCCATATAGTGTAAACACTCAATTTGTAAGTGCAAGAGCTTGGTCTGGGATAGGTAGTGGTCAATGGGGATTAAATGTTCAACAAGGAACTTCTATAAGATCAAACATTTCTAATATGGGTCCAGTATGGTATACCTTTCAAGTCGACACAGCAGCAGAATATTCTTTGTCTTCTTATATAACAGATCCTTTTCCAGAGGATGGTCAAACAGGTCATCGTGGAACACCTATTGTTAACATAAGCACATCAGAAGATACAAAGAGTCAGGGGCAAGGTGGAGCAGATTATGGTAGCGGTTTAAGTTGGAGTGGTGTAAAAGCTAATTTAGCAGCAAATACAACATATTATTTTTGTAATTATACAGTTGGTCCATATGGAAGCTCAACACCTAGTGGAAATTTTTTCTATAACGATATGAATTCCACATTATCTCTTGCTGTCAATGTTCCTTCTACTGGTGGCAGTGGCGGTGCAGGTGGTGTTGGTCAAGGATTTTCTCAGTCTGCCGCTTCTGGTGGTAGTGGAGGAAGTGGAGGAACAAATGCAGGATCTGGTGGTGCAGGTGGTGCAGGTGGCGCATTAGGAGCTAATGGTACAGCAGGGTCTGCTGGAGGCAACGGTTCAGGAACATCTATATCTTATCCTTCAACAGCACCAACAAATGGAGCAGCAGGATCTAGCGCTGGTTCTGCAGGTTATTATATACTAGGTCAAAGCAATGTATCGTTAACTAATAATGGAACAGTAGCAGGGAGAATAGCTTAATGGCATTTGTACCTTTAAAATTTAAAGCTGGTATTGTATCTGACATAACACCCTACAGTAATGAAGGCGGATTTGTTGATGGAGATAAAATAAGATTTAGATTAGGCACACCTGAGAAAATGGGTGGATGGTCTAAGTACAGTGTAAATGTATTTCAAGGAACAGCTAGAAGACTTCATAACTGGGTAGCTCTAGATGGCTCAGATTTTATGGGTATTGGAACAGAATTAAAATACTATATAGAAGAAGGTCAAACTCTTAGTGATATAACTCCTATAAGGAACACCACTTCTGCGGGTGACATTACTTTTAGTGCAACAAATGGATCTACTACAATAACTGTTACAGACCCTGCTCATGGAGCAAATGAAAATGACTTTGTTACTTTTTCTGGTGCTGCAAGTTTAGGTGGTAACTTTACAGCAACTATTCTAAATACAGAATATAAGATTGTTTCTCTCATAAGTTCTAATTCTTATACGATAACAGCTAGTTTAGCCGCTAATGGATCAGACAGTGGTAATGGTGGGTCTAGTGTTGTTGGTGTCTATCAATTAAATACTGGATTAAATACTACTGTTGGAGGTACAGGTTGGGGTGCTGGACAATGGAGTGGTACAACTAGTAGTGCTTTATCAACAACATTAGCAGAGGCATTGGATAATAGTGAAACTGCCATAGATGTTACAGATGAAACAGGAATGAACACAGCTAATGATGTAGTCTTGGTTGGATCAGAGTTAATGTTAGTGTCAGCTACAACAGATGACAATACTATGACAGTGACAAGAGGACACTCTGGAACAAGCGCAACAACCCATGATAATGGTTCTTTAGTAAGGTTAGCTACTGGTAACACCTTATCTACAGATGACTTTGTTGGTTGGGGTAGTGCTGCATCTATTACAGTTCCGGGAGCGCAAATAAGATTATGGTCACATGATAACTTTGGTGAAGATTTATTAATAAACCCAAGAGATGGTGGTTTGTTTTATTGGGATAGGTCAGGCGGTTTAGGTGCAAGAGCTATTGAGGTAAGTGCAAGTGGGTTATCTGGTACAAGAACAAGTGTGCCACAAATATCTAAACAGATAATAGTATCTGACTCAGATAGGCATATTATAGCTTTTGGATGTGATGGTTTAGGGGCAACTGCAGCAGCAACACAAGGTAATGGCGCACAAGACCCATTGTTAATTAGGTTTTCATCTCAAGAGAACCCTGTTGATTGGTTTCCTACAAGCACAAATACAGCAGGTGATTTAAGACTTGGCGGTGGTTCTACATTTATGCAGGCAGTAGAAACAAAACAAGAGATACTTGTTTTTACTAACAAAAGTTTACATTCTTTAAAGTTTATTGGACCACCTTTTACATTTGGTATTAGAGAGTTATCTAAAAACATAACAATTATGAGTCCTGCTTCAGCTATAGCTGTTGATGACTCTGTTTATTGGATGGGTGTTGATACATTTTATGTATATTCTGGAGGAGGTACACAGCAAATACCTTGCTCAGTAAAAGATAAAGTGTTTTTAGATTTTAATTTAGAAGAAAAAGATAAAGTTCATGTAGGTGTAAACTCGGAGTTTAGTGAGGTTATATGGTTTTATCCTACTGCAAGCAGTACAGAAGTAGACGCTTATATTACTTATAATTATGCTGATAATGCATGGTATTTTGGGACATTAGCAAGACAGGCTTGGTTAGATAGAGGA